TTAATGCAGTAGAGGGAGTTACAGTTTTGAGGGTTGAGAATATAGAAGAATGTAAATATACTCCTTACAAGTTAACCTTTATAAATAAGTTTGGAGTATATCAAGATATATATTTCTTTAAGAATTCTAAACTTGCTTTAAGCACAAACGAAGAAAGTTACAAGTCTAATATTTTAACTAATGGAACTTATAATACTTACGAACCTCAAATAAAACTACTTACTAAAAATGGTAAACGTAGCTTAACTCTTAATAGTGGTTTTTATCCTGAATCTAATAACAAGGTATTTGAACAATTATTCTTAAGTGAAAAAGTATGGATGGAATATGAGCAAAAAACATTAGGCATTACAATAGAATCTAAATCATTTAATTATAAAACAAGTGTTACAGATGGGGTTATTAATTACACTATAGATGTAAGCTTTGCTTTTGATACAATAAACAACATAAGATAAATGCAAGTAGTAGAACTATATATAAGTAATACAAGAGTAGATTTATTTAAAGATGAAAGTGTAACTATAACAGATACTATTGTTAATGCTAAAGATGTCGCTAAAGTATTTACTGCATTTAGTCAACAATTTAGTTTGCCAGCAAGTTCTACTAATAATCAGATATTTAAGCACTATTATAATTTTGAAATTAGTGGAGGGTTTGATGCTAGAGTTAGAGTGAGTGCTATACTTAAATTAAACGGAGTAGATTACAAGATTGGTAAAGTAAAGCTGAACTCAGTAGCAATGAAAGATAATAAAGCTTACTCTTACAAAGTTGTATTTTTTGGAGAAACAGTAGCTCTTAATGATGTAATAGGAGAAGATAAGTTAGCAGCTTTAACTGATTTAGATACATTGAGCTTAAACTATAACTCTACAAATATTAAAGCTAAACTTCAAGTTGATCCATCAACCAATGATATTGTAACTCCTTTAATAACTTCTGGTGCAAGCGAAACGCAATCAAGATTATTTTACAATAGTGATAATTCTGCACATTTAAACGATACTGGTAATTTATATTATCATACAGGAAGTTCCCACGATCACGGAGTATTGTTTTCTGATTTAAAATATGCATTAAGGATACATAAGATTATACAGGCAATACAAGTCAATTATCCTTCTGTTTCTTTTAGCAATGATTTTTTTGTTAATACAAACGAACCTTATTATGATTTGTTTATGTGGCTTCATAGAAAATCTGGAGGAGTAGGTAATGGAGATCAAGTAGAAACTTTTCCAACTTCTGTTAATGGCTGGACTTCAAGTGGTAGTTTTTCTTGTGGTGCTTCTGAAGTTTGGGGTGGAATGAGTAGTGTATCTACTTTAACAATATGCCCAGAATTTGCTTCTTATACAGATACAAGTACTTTATTTCAATTAAGTTTAGCCACGACTAGCTCAGCCGAATATGCAGTAGAAGTTTTGCAAAATGGATTATCTATTTACGCTGCAAGTGGTTTATCTGGAAATACAACTATTTCTAGTAATGCATCTGGTGGAGATTTAGGCTCTCCTTCTGTATCTGCTGGAGATTGGACTGTTATTATAACTGTAACAAGTGCAATTACATTTAGTGGTATAACTTGGACTTTAACTAATAATGAACCAAACGAAACTCCAGTAACTCTTACATTTCCAACTGGTTCTTTTTTATGTGATACTAATTTTGAATTTATTATAACACAACAAACACCAGATATAAAAATAATAGACTTTTTAACAGGTCTTTTTAAAATGTTTAATCTTGTTGCTTATACAAAAGAAGATGGAAGTATATATGTAGATACGTTAGATGACTTCTATGCCACCTCCAATACATACGACATTACTAAATACATAGATGTAAATACAAGCTCTGTAGATGTAGCATTGCCTTATAGAAAAATTAATTTTACTTATGAAGGATTAGGAACATTTTTAGCTGCTCAATGGGAACAATTAAACGTAGCTAAATGGGGAGCAGAAAGTTATGAAGCAGAAGGTGGTTTAGATGGAGGAATATATTCAGTAGTAGCTCCTTTTGAACACATGCAATTTGAAAGACTTTTAGATATAGATGATTCAACAGGTGCAACACAAACTACTATTCAATGGGGGTTTTGTGTAAATGATAATCAACAATCTTATATCGGCAAACCTATTTTATTTTATCCTATTTTAAAAACAGGAGGAGCAACTACTCCTATATCATTTAGAGATACTCCTATAAGTCATAGTGAAGTTACATCTTATGTTGTGCCTTCTAATAGCGTTGCTTTAGCAGCTTCTACAAGTACTGCTAATATAAACTTTGGTTTAATGATTAATGAATATACAGGGCTTCCAAATTATACAGGAACTCTTTATAATAATTACTACAGTAGTTATATAGAAAACTTGTTTTTAGAAAATTCAAGATTGATTAAATATACTGCTTACTTACCATTGCATATTATTCTTAATTATACTCTTGCTGACATCTTAATTATTAGTGGTAAACAATATAGGATTAACAGTTTAAATATTAATCTAATTAATAACAAAACACAACTAGAACTAATTACGATATGAGAATACTAAAATTATTAAATGTAGATAATTTCTATGGGCAAGATGAAACTATAGAAATAGCAAAAGGAAAAAACAAACTACCAGAAACTTTAAAAGAAGGTTATAATCAAATTAAAAGACATATAAAATGGCAAAATATACATTAGAACTTGAGGTAGATTCTTCTGAAGCACAAAAAAACATTGAAGATGTAAATAAAGGTTTACAACAAACAGATGACAATCTAAAGCAAACCAACAAATCTGCAAAAAAAGGTAAAAAAGGTTTTTCAGGTTTAACTATGGGTGCTAGGGCGTTAGGTACTGCATTAAAAGCCGCAGGTATTGGATTAGTAATAGCTGCATTTACTGCTTTAGGTAGTGCTTTAGCAAATAACCAAAAAGTCCTAAACACTTTTAATCTTGTTATAGGTACTGCTACTCAATTTATGACTGATTTAGTTACTTCTGTTCTAGATGCTATTGAAACACAAGGAGATTTTGCAAGTCAATTTGATGCAATAGGTAGAATTATAGTTGCTTGGGGAAAAGGAGTAATAGCTGTTTATTCAAATGTCTTTAATTCTTTAAAAACTGGAGTATTAGGTGCTCAATTAGTTTGGGAAAAATCTTTTTTTGGTGATGGTGATGAAGGTAAAATAAAGGAATTACAAGAAGGTATTGCAGATGCAACAAGTCAAATTGGAGAAAACATAGACACAATAGGTAATTCTATTGTTACTATTGGTTCGAACGTAGGTGAAGCTATATCAGAAATAGCTAATGTTGCAGACGTTTCTATTAATGCAATGGGTAAGGTAAGCCTTAAAAACTCTTTTGAAAATACTAAATTATTACAAGAACTAACAAGAAATTCTGAAAAAGCTAAAGTAAAAAATCAAGGTTTAATTGAAGATTATGATAGGCTAGCAGAAAAACAAAGGCAGATTAGAGATAATGAGTTTAATAGCATAGAAGACAGAATAGCCGCTAATGATTTACTTAAAGAAAAATTAGAAGAACAAAAAAAATTAATGTTAAGAAATGCTACTGTAATGAAAGACGCAGCAGCATTAAGATTTAAATTATCTGGCTTAGATGAAGATGAGGTTAGACTATTAGAAGCTAAAAATGAATTAAAAGCAGTTGAAGCACAGATTACGGGCTTTATGTCAGAGCAGGATTCAAACGCAAATGCACTTAAAAAAGAATCCAACCAATTACTTGAAACAGAAATAGAAAATACAAATAAGGTATCTATAGCTAAAAAAAGATTAACTGCTGAAGAAATAGAAGATGAGCTTGCTAGATTAGAAGCTTTACAACAAATTGATATATTAGAAGCAGAACAAGAAACAGAAAGGCTTCAGGCTATAGTAACTAATGCAAATGCAGGTACACAAGCTAAAATAGATGCACAAACTGCATTAGATGACTTTATGATAGAATCTGGTATAAACTCTGTTGCTAGAGCTAAAGAAATTTCTGATGCACAAATAGATATATCTAATAAAGAAGAAGCAGCTAAAAAAGCAGCTTTAAATGGATATGCTTCTGCTTTAAGTGGAATCTCAGGTATTATAGGACAAGAAACAGCAGCAGGTAAATCCATTGCCATTGCTTCATCTTTGATTAATACATACGCTGCAATTTCAGGACAGTTATCCGCTTTTTCTAAAGTACCTGTTCCTGGTTATGCTATAGCACAAGCAATAGCAACTGGTGTAGTAGGTTTAGCAAATGTTAAAAAAATAGCTAGTGTAAAAGTGCCAAATTCTGCTGGTGGTGGTTCATCAGAAACTGGGTCATTACCTTCAATGCCATCATTACCTCAATTTAATATAGTAGGTCAAGGTGCAGGAAGTCAAATAGCTTCAGCATTAGGAGAACAACAACAAACACCAATACAAGCTTTTGTAGTTTCTCAAGATGTTACGACTGCACAGAGTTTAGAGAATGGAATCATTCAAGGGGCAACTTTAGGAGGTTAATAAAACAGAAATCAATAAAAGATGTTTATTAAAAAAGAACTATGGAAATAATAGAATTAGTAATAGATGAAGAAAGTGAAGAGTACTCAGGAATAGAAGCTATTTCAGTAGTAGAATCTCCAGCTATAGAAGAAGAGTTTATAGCTCTTAAAAAAGAGGATCAAGTACGACTTGCAGAAGTATCTAAAGAGAAACGCTTACTAATGGGAGCTGCTCTTATACCAGACAAACCTATTTACAGAAAATCTGGAGATCATGAGTTTTATATCTACTTCTCTAAAGAAACAGTAGCTAAAGCATCACAGATGTTTTTAAAATCTGGTAATCAAGGTCAGGCAACTATGGAACATGCTAGTGAAAAACTAGAAGGAATGACAGTAGTTGAATCTTGGATTGTTGAATCTGACTTGTATGACAAAAGTAAAAAGTACGGATTAGATATGCCTTTAGGTACATGGATGGTTTCCATGAAAGTAGATAATGATGAGGTTTGGAATAACTATGTAAAGAAAAATAAAATCAAAGGCTTTAGTATTGAAGGTTATTTTGCGGATAAATTAAGTAGACCAAAGGATAAACGAAAAGATACTTACAGCGAAGATGATAAACTACTAAAACAAATAAAAGATGTACTCAAGGAATCAAACACCAACACCAAGTAGAACCTCTCCAAGAGGTGGTAGAAGAGGATGCTTATGCAAAGACAATACTTATAATTCTAAATGCTGTAATGGCGATCTACAGAATCAAGGCATAGGAGCAACAACAGGACAGAATGGTTGAATTTACAACAGCAAAGTCTTTTTGTTGTTTATTAAAAAAGTAATTAATTAATAATTATATATATATGAACTCAAAAGAAACTTTAAACAAAGTTAAAACTTTATTGGGTTTAGAAGTTAAGTTAGAAGAGAGAATGCTAGAAAATGGCACTCGATTCGAAGCGGATGCTTTTGAAGCTGGTAGAGAGGTTTTTATCGTAACCGATGAAGACGAAAGAATTGCTGTTCCAGCAGGAGAATATCTTTTAGATGATAACATGATGCTTATCGTTGAAGAGGATGGTCTTATTGCTGAAATGAAAGAAGCAGTGGAAGAAGAAGTAGAAGAAACTGTTGAAGCACCAGTTGTGGAAGAGGTTGAAGCTGCTGAAGAAGCTGACGTTCAAGACTGGGAAGGCATGGAAAAAAGAATTAAAAACTTAGAGGATGCTATTGCAGACTTAAAAGCAGACAAGGAAAACAAAGTAGAAGCTTCAGAAATTGAAGTAAACGATGAAGTAGAATTATCTGCTCATACTCCTACTGCTATTAAGCACAATCCAGAAAGTAAAAACGAAGTAGAGCATAAAAGTTATGCTCAAAACAGACCGATGAATACTCAAGACAGAGTATTTGCAAGATTATTTAAAAACAACTAATATTTAAAAATTAAAATTATGTCAAAAAGAACAGACTTAGCGACTACAGTAAACATCACTTCTAGTTATGCTGGGGAATTTAGTGGAAAATATATTTCTGCTGCTTTATTAACTGCATCTACTATTGATGATGGTGGTGTAACTGTAATGCCAAACATTAAATTTAAACAAGTAATACAAAAAGTAGAAACTGGAGATTTAATAGCAGATGGATCATGTGATTTCGCAGCTACATCTTCTGTAACACTTTCAGAAGTAGTATTGCAGCCCTCTGAATTTCAGGTAAATTTAAATTTGTGTAAATCAGATTTTATTTCAACTTTTGATGCAATTCAAATGGGGTATTCTGCATTTAATAACAACGGATTACCAACTTCATTTTCTGATTATTTGATCGGTTATGTAGCTGCTAAAGTAGCCGCTGCTAACGAAGTAAATATTTGGACTGGTAACTTAGGAGGAGCGCAAAGTGGAGAGTACAATGGATTTGAGACACTCGCAGCTGCGGATTCAACTGTTGTAGATGTAGCTGGAGCTGTAGCTTTAACTGCTGCAAATATCATTGATAAAATGCAAGCAACTGTAGATG